ACTTGCGGCGAAAAAGACCCAAGAATTAGTGCTAAATATATTATTAACGCTTTAGAATCAGAAAAATATCGAATTCGTGTCGTAAAAAGATAAAAAAAGCGGTATAAATAAAAATAAGAAACTTTTTGTGTAAATAGTGGCTTCAAAGGCATTCAAAGATATCAATTTATCATTCAAACGTCATCCAGTGACGAATGATTTGGTTGTGATTAAGAATGAAGATGCAATCAAGCAATCTGTAAAGAACATAATCTTTACAATTCTTGGTGAAAAACCTTTTTTACCTCTTTTTGGTTCAAAATTAAATAGTTCTTTGTTTGAATTAGACACTAATTTCAATGAGACTAAAATTTCTGATGAAATTAGTTCAGTTTTACTTAATAATGAACCAAGAATAAGTAATATTTTAGTATCGGTGTCAAATCCAAGTGATACTCATGAATTAAATGTAACGATTCAATATGATATTACTGGAATTTCAGCACCATCACAAGCAGTAGACGTTGTTCTTTTCCCAGCTAGAGTATAATGGCTTTCGGTCAATATGTAAATTTAGATTTTGACGATATAAAAGCGTCTATCAGAGATTATCTGAGGTCTAACACTAATTTTACTGATTATGACTTTGAGGGTTCAAACCTTTCAATAATTATTGATGCATTAGCATATAACACATACATTACTGCATATAATACGAATATGGCAGCGAATGAATGTTTTCTCGACTCTGCAACACTTCGAGAAAATGTTGTTGCGCTTGCCAGAAACATTGGATATGTACCAAGATCGAGAAG